TCTTTGTACCATTCAAAAAGTGTCGCATTGTTGTTGATGCGTATTCTTGTCTTGCAACCATAATGTATGCCGTGGAGTCTACTAAAGTATCTCCTATTGATACATCACCAGTAGTTGATTTGCCAAGAATTGTAGATTTAGAATCAACATCAATTCCCATAGCGAGAACATTGCTATCAGTAGTTGCAGTAGATGCCCAATTTGTTGTAGCATATTGACTAAAAATTGCTTGGTTATCTGTTGCAACACCTGTAGGTTTAATCATTAAAATAACTGTGTAGTCACTATCCGAAGCATCATCTATAAATAATGAACTAATACCTGTAGTGTCTAAGTATTCGTCCGCTGAACCAGTAAACAGTATTGCGGGTTTTGTTCCAAACACATTTTCTTTCCAGTGGGGTCTGTGAGGCATGAGGGGTATTGCACAATGGTTCGAGTTGCTGGATTCATCTGACCATGCAGTTACATCACCATCTGCTACAAAAGCATTAATTGCATTATCTGCTCTTAACCACAATTGTAATCCAGTAATATCTTTGGGGTCAAATGCGTTTGCATCTAAACCGCCTGCAAAAAGTTTTCTTCGTTTTACTTGTGGCGCTTTTGTCGATGAAAGTTTCTTCTGGCGGCCCAAAACTCCACCAGATTTATTGGCTTTTCGTGCTACTTTTTCTAGTCTATTACTCATGTTGCATAATATGAGAATGTACATCCAGCGGTAAGGCCGCACATGACATATACTTTAGTAAGATTATCAACTTCAACAAACAATTCTTCTCTGTCGTCTAGTTGGAATCCACTAGTCATACCAGTGGTAGAACCTGCGGTAGAATCATATGTAACTGTGAGTGTTCCTGAACCGTTTATATTTTTAAGTCTAACACCAGACACTAGTGTTGTCGAAGTAGAATTTACTTGTTCAAATGTGAATCCAGCCACTCTATGTCCTATTACAACTGGGTTGTCAACTGACACACTTCCAATTCCTATAGTAAGTCCACCGGCAATTGCACTAATAGATGCAGTAAAACCACCAGTTGCTTTAATTAATACTGAAGGTCCGCCGGCATCGCCAGTCCAACCAACTACACTTCTAATGTCTGCGGAGAGTCCACTTATTCTGTATACGCCATTTGAACCAGTACCACCAGACATAATTTGATGTATATCACTTGCAACAGTTCTAAGTTTAGATGAGATTGTTCCTGCGTGTGCGCCTGTACCGGCGATTGCTTTTGCATATGTACCAACTATACTACCGTCTGCTGATGAACCCTTATCTGTTGTTGCACCAACATGAGGAATTGCACCACCCGCGGTTGAGCCTGCAACTGGTACATAGTGTCCTGTTGTAGTTCCTGCTACTGCGATATATCCGCCACTAACAGAATCATGTCCTGCACTGATGTTTGATATGTCTAGTTGTGAAGCAGAACCACCTTGACTTCTAATAACCACATCAAGTGCTGTGCTACTAGAACCAGAAATTGTAGTATATTTTACTGGATTTCCGTTTGAATCAATAAGTTGACATGGTAGCGGAGCCGCGCCACACCCAGTAGTTCCTGCGGATGATACGGCATTGTCTACCCAATAATATTCTCCAGTTGTTCCCCATGCCATTTTGGCAACTTGAACATTATATTCATTTAAACCTGATACGGCAGCGCAAATGCCGGTGCAGGTTACACCATGAATTTCGGTTAGAACATATGCACCGCCTGGGGCGGTATCTCCGCCTGTAGCCGCCTGAAGTTGTATTGTCCCCTCTTTTGCCATCTTTATCTCCTAAGTGATATAATTAAAACTTTTTACAAATATATGTATAATAAGGTTGATATTGATAATAATATCTATATAATATGGGTATGGAAACAGAAGTCCAAAAAGTGAATGAAACAGAATTTTGTAGGTTGATAGAATCTATTGCCGAAACAGATTTAAATTATATAGAATCTGTGATAATGGCTTGTGAGCAATGTGATATTAGCCCAGAGTTAGGCGCCAGAATGCTTTCAAAGCCTATTATAGAAAAAATTCAACAAGAAGGCGAAAGTATTAATCTTCTTCCAAAAAAATCTAAATTGCCCGTATAATGATATGTTCAGACTCAGTTGACAAATATCTTGAAGAACACCAAGACAAAATTGTTGGTGTCTTTTGTATAGGCGCACACCACGGACAGGAATTTAGTGGTTTTAGGAACATAGGTGTCAAAAATTTTATTTTGTTTGAACCTATACCAGAACACTATAATACACTAGAAAAAAATATGAGGATGTCAGAATATGACCCCCTTGGACGAGATGGAATGAATAGGGATATCCGATATAGAATAGAAAATGTGGCACTTGGTTCATGTGATGCAGAAAAAGTGATGTACATTTCTAGTAACGAGGGGCAATCAAGTTCTATATTGAAACCTCTCCTCCACACAGAAATATATCCTGGCGTAGAATTCAATGGCGAAGTGGTAGTAAAACAAACATCTATGGACAAATATATTGCTGAAAATAATGTTAACATTGTCGATTTTAACTGTATGATGATTGATGTTCAGGGATATGAATTAGAAGTGTTTAAAGGGGCCACAAACACTCTTAAAAACATAGATTACATTATTACAGAAATCAATAACATAGAACTTTATGAAGGATGTGCTATTGTTGATGAATTGGACAAATTTTTAGGCACATTTAGATTTGAACGAGTATTAACATCTATGGTTGATGACGATTCTTGGGGTAATGCCATTTACATAAAGAAAAAATAATAAATTACCCATATAAATATACTTGACATAGGTAGTTCCTATGGTACAATATACATTGAATACATCGTACATACCGTACACAACGAACACAAGGAGGCATTTTAAATGTCATTTGAAGATTTAAAGAAAAAATCAGGCAGTAACTTCGAGAAACTTACAGGGGAACTTGATAAGTTATCGAAAAAGAGTGAGTCATACAAAGACGACCGAATTTGGAAACCAGAATTAGATAAGGCATCGAATGGTTATGCCATTATACGATTTCTTCCTGCACCCGCGGGCGAAGACCTTCCGTGGGTAAGAGTTTTCAATCATGGATTCAAAGGACCGGGCGGATGGTTGATTGATAATTGTCCAACAACACTTGGCAAAAAGTGTCCTGTCTGCGAAGCAAACAGTGCATTGTGGAATAGTGGTGTAGAATCTGATAAGGATATTGCAAGGAATCGTAAAAGACGATTGAGTTACTATGCAAACATTCTTATAGTCAGTGACCCAAAGAATCCTGAGAACGAAGGAAAGGTTTTCCTTTATAAGTTTGGCAAGAAGATTTTTGATAAGATTATTGAAAAGATTCAACCAGAATTTGAAGATGAAACAGCAATCGACCCATTCGACCTATGGAAGGGTGCGAACTTCCGATTGAAAGTACGCAAGGTTGCAGGATTTATTAATTATGACAAGAGTGAATTTGAAGAATGTTCACCTGTTGCAGAAAATGATGATTTGACGAAAAAGATTTATGATTCAGAATATGTTCTTAAAGAATTCTCTGACGAATCAAATTTCAAATCATATGATGAGTTGAAAACTAGACTAACAAGTGTTCTTGGTGGTTCTTCCCCTTCGACTTCCGCAGAAACTACTACAGAAGAAGATTTTAAAACACCAAATCCTTTTGATTCTTCTGCAACAAACGACTCAAAGGAAAGTGCAGATGATGTTGGTAATGATGAGGGTGATGATGCATTAGCGTACTTTGAGAAGTTGGCTAATGAAGGTTAATTAACCTTGTAATCACATTAGTTTGACTTTGAAAAACCCCTGCTTCGGTGGGGGTTTTTTATTTTTATGGATGGAATGTCTGCCATTGCCCACCACCATGATTAGCGGTGTTGAAATTTCCTTGCCTTGACTTGTCGTATATTGAATTAGCATCGGCGATATCACCTGCTATAACTGTACTTTGGTTTTGAACAGTTGTTACAGGTGCATTGATATTGAATTGGTTGGGATTGGCTTGTAGTTCTTTGATAATTTCACTTGCAGCGGTAAACGGGTCGGTCCTAGTGGCGCCCCCTTCAATATCGACTATCTGGTTAACCTTCGCCGGGGTAAAACCACCAGTTGACATACCACCGCCGATGCTGTCATTAAAATCTTTAAGGTCTTGTTCAAATCTTCGTTGCTTAAATTCTTGCAACAAATCCCATCTTTCACCAGTCATGTCAGTCGGCAATATTAAGGGAATATCTTCTCCCCTCTCGTCGCCTCGGTAGAAGGCCTCGCGCTTAAGTTGGTTTTGTCTTTGAGTTTCGATGTCCATCATTGATGATTTCACCATACCTCGCCTCGTATCCGCGTATGATATTGCTTCATTGATTTCGCCAGACATGTTGCCTTCCCTGTCCAGTCCGAAACTGACACTCGGCACTCCCTGTAGTGCATTTGTTATCGTCATGGTTCGTCTAATGACTCCTCTGTCTTTGGAATCTTTGAATCCACCCTTCTTTCCACCAAATCTAGTGTATATGCTCTGCAAATTCCTATTGATTGCCATAAATCTACTGGAGGTGCCGCCATTGTCGTGTATAAATTGTGCATTCTGGTTATGACCGAACTTCAGAAGTTCTTCGGCTTCTTTTTGTGATAATGGTTCTCCGCCAGGACCTTTAACTTTTCTTACCATTGACGGACGGCGCCCGGCCGCGGCTTGTGCATCTTTAAGCCATTTTATAACTTCGGAGTCTGGGGCTCCACCATCTGACAATATCCTGGCGTTTTGGATTTGGTCAGTAATCAGTTGTGCATTTGCTACTAACAATCGTCTGTTGTATCTGTCTGAAGCGCGTTGGCCTTCATATAATGGTTTGTCTAAATGTGGTGCTTTCAAAACAACCCCAGTTGCCCTGTCAATCACTATACCGCCGGCAAGGGTGTCAAATCCCATGAAATATCCATGCGCGGCTTCCATTGCCTGTGCTTCTCCTTCGTATTTCTTTATCATCATTGTACCAATTCCCCAAATCGCCGCACCAATTCCAGCAGTAGTCCAAGTTGCCGCGCTCGTTGCAACAATACCTAATGCTTTTGCGGTCCAAGCACCCATAGTTCCAAGTGCGCCCATTCCTTGAATTGATTTTCCTGCAACAGTTAACTTTGTGAATTTGCTGGCCCCGGCTAAACCGGCACCTGCCCCTGCGCCTCCACCGAGTGCGCGATAAATCCATGCCCCCATCGCGCCGCCTTTGGTTAATAAAACTTGACTCCCAACAATTGCACCCAATTCTTGCATCGCTGACAGGTCGCCAGCAGACATTTCACCGTCTGCTCCTCCGCCGCCACCTCCGCCGCCACCTCCAGCACCACCTCCAGCACCACCTCCACCTGCAAAACTTCTACCAGTTACAGCAGATAATATTTTCTCAAGTAAACTGATTACTTGATTTTCTTTGTGTTTTATTTCGCCTTGTCTTTGTTCGCCTTCTCTTCTTATTTCTGCTGATTCTGATGCACTGGTAGATGTAGTAGATGAACCGCCTACTGAATCAAGTTCTGCTTGTGCTTGTTTTAATTTAAGGTTTGCTCTATTTCTTTTTGATGAGGGTTCTCCAGAGCCGGGTGCATCTCCTCCTAATGCCCAATCAGTAAAGTTTGCACCAAATATTGTTTTGAATATACCAGCACCAAACATGTCAGACTGAGGCATTACACTGCCCATTTTAACTTTCGCCGCTCTAGTAGAACCAGTCGCAAGAGAGTCGGCAAGTTCTGTTATATAATCCCCTTCGATTCCACCTTGGCCAGAAGCAATGGCCGCGATATCTTTTGCTCGTATTTGGATTTGTCTAAGTCTGGCAGAATCTGCATCTGTGCCTTCTTTTACTAGGTTATCTAATTCTTCTTTTAATACTTTACTCGAAGCAGAAAGTTTGCCATCTTCTTTGTCAAATAAAGCAGTTAGATATGCTTGTGTTTCAGCAACTTCACCAATAATATCTCGAATTGATTCCTTACCCAACTCATGAATAGTCATAGTAGCGCGAACACCCTCTTTGGCTTCGGCTACCCTTTGTTGCAATTCTTCAATTCTGTTTTTTATATCTGCCATATTTTATTTATTGTTGTTGATGTCTGACTGTTCTTTCATTTTGTTCTTTGACAAATTTGTGTAACAATGATATATAAATTTCTCTCTCCCAAGGTATCATATTTTCTAATTCTTCTAGTGAATAGTTATGGTGATGCATCATCTGAAAATTGAGTTTATAATAAACTACAAGACATTCATGAGAGAGGCTTAGAGAAAAAAATCTCGAATACCTCCTAAAATCATTTTATTCTTTTTTTTGCATTTTCTACACTCAAAATTAACAGTATGACGAAGTTCTGGCATAGTTTCAAAGAATTTTAATATACTATCGAATTGTTTGTGAGTAAGTTCTCCAACAAATTTAATTAATTCTTCTATAGAATAATCTTCTGATTTGTATACATTTTCTCCATCATAAATTGTTTCTATACAACATGCAATCGCTTCAAAACTTTCCGCATCTGGATTTAATGGGTCATCAATTACAGAAGATGCCATTTCGATAGTTGGATATTTCATTATTATTCCTCTATCTGATGAAAGTTCAATTTTATTTGTGTGTCCTTTATGAGTCTTTAATTTGATTTTTGTCAAATCAATTTCCACTGGATTTGATTCTCCACAGTGTTTACATGTTAATTCGGGTGTGGATGTTTCCCCTACAGATTTTGCTCTGATGTTTATAAACATAAAACATAAATCTGGTATTGATAATTCTTCAGGGTTTAATGTTCCATATGTACAATTAGAAATTACACCTTTAAGTGCTGTTACTATTTGTTCTATTTCTGCACTTTCAAGTGCCATCAATAATATTTTTTCTTCTTTTACTATAAAAGGTCTAAATTTAACCTTCTTTTTACAAGCCGGTAAAGTTATAGAATACTCTGGTAGTATTGGTTTAGGTAAAGTTATTGTTTTTGTTGTCATTATAATTCTCCATTATTTTAAATAAAATCTCCAAGTGCATCTGATAGGAAGTTTCCTATAATATCTTCTCCCTGTTGGGTCATTTGTCCGGGGTCTAAACCCCAAGGAAGACTAATGACATGTCCGCCAATTGCAGTCGGAATCATAGGGAATGGGAAGTCTTCTGTGGCACCTTGAAGCCATCTGTCTACTCTCCCTACTAAATCCAATCTGTCTATAAGTCCTTCTAAGAAACCCACTTCGTCTGGCATTTTGATTCGCCATTTCCTATAAGAAAAAGATATTGGTTGTTTATTAACTTCGTTTGTTCGTTCATCGCCGAATTGAATAGGGCCTATTGTTTTTGGATATGCTTTTTCCAATACAATTCTCATTATTGGATTATCTTCTAAATCTAGTTGTGTAATTTCTATATCTCTTGCATATGAATCTAAATATCCAATATTATGGGTTTTTTCATCGATAATTTGGTTTTGCCATTGTTGGAATTTATTTCTTTCATAATAATCACCAGACAATTTGAATACTGCTTCCATGTCCCCTGCGAAAGATTCTTCATAAGGCATTTCATAAACAGGTCCATGATATTTAATTTCTTGGGTTGCAATAGTTTTTCCTGGCATTACACAACTTTCACATGAAACACACAATCTAAGATTATCTGTAGCCCCCATATTAGTGAATGCTATTTCATATTTATGGGGGTATGAAAGTTTATGTGCGGCTATACTTGCAACCATGCTATTAATTCTGGTTGGTACATTTGATTTTGGTGGTATCAAGTTATCGAGAAAACCGCCCGCGGTTTCTCTTACATTATCGAATATAGGACCGATAGTTTGTTCTAATGGATTTGTCATAACTCTGCACTCCCCGCCCGTTCTTCTACTAGTTTTTGTCTACTCTCCACCCACACTTGATTTTTATATGCCTTTTTAAATCTATGTATTGGTAAATGTATAGCAAAATCCCAATCTTTTGGGTAAATGTGCAACATTCTAGAACCAATATATTTGGTCTTGTATCTTTTGATACATGGGCGATAATACCTAAATTCTTTTCTCTTTTTCAGCAATTCATAAGTCAATTCTATTCTAGACCATTTATTGTTTATATTTCCTTTCATATGTCTTTTAACCAACATAAAGAACCTTTCTCTCATTTTTGGAGGAAGATAGTGAAAGTTTAATCCCATGAATCCATCTTTAGTATAATTTAAAAGAAAAATTAAAGGGACTACATCATAATATTTCAGTTTTGCTCTGGTTTTTGGTCTATAGTTGAATAGATACATGCCGCCTAGCCTTTTATATCCACTTTTTTGAATCAATCTAGTTCTATCTCTTAGAACAGTTTCTTCTGGAGATAATTCAGTACCTTCAAACATCTCTCTCACCAATTCTCTAAACCATTTCATTGCTTCCATAGAACCTCTACGGATACCAGTATCTTTAAACATTTCATCTAATGCATCAAAAATATTTTTCCTAGAAAGTATAACATCAGGAGAACCAATACGCCCAGTTTTGTAGGAAGATTGGGCGGATACAGGACCCCAATAAAATGGCGAATCCTGAATGCCTGGAGGTGGACTTAATTCATCCTCAAAATTTGTTTCTTCTGGTTCTGGCATATAAATATATATGTAAATTATGGGGAAAGAGTTTCATCTGTCATTATAATAAATCTCCATCCTCTATTTTCTGCATATTCGGTGGCGGCCTTCCATTTTGCAGAGTTTATTCCCCAATTTTTTACTTCTGTAAAATATGTTCGTGTCTTTCTTTCTGGTCTTTTTGGTGCTTTGCACTGTTTTTTTGGTTTTACTTCAATTA